CGATACATATTGGCATGTAAAGATTGGAATGACAATAATAGACCAACTTATTACTTAGCACAAAATACATTTACAAAAACAGAAGAGTTCTTTTGTAATCCACCCTTAAGAGATATTGATACAATTGAATCTACTTATGAATATTCAGGAATTGAAACTGTATTCCTTTTAGATAAAAAGAGATATGACACTGATGAATTATTTGAAATGAAAAAGACTAATTCATTTATGATGTTACAAAACCAAGGAAAGGGTTCAGGTGGAATGGACCGTTGGGATCCTGTAAGAGACTATATTGTTAAGAATGATGTTAAGACTGATATTTATGGAAAGTGGGATGAAGAATTAAAGAAAGAATATCCTCAATGGTTTAAAGGTGAAAAAAGAATTGAATCAATGACTGATGAATTACTTTCTACTAAATATACATTCTGTGTACCTATTAAAGAAGGAATGGTAACCTCTAAGTATGCAGAAATGCTACACTATGGTATTATACCATTCTTACACCCGTCTTATGATACTGACTTTAATGTCTTCCCTGATGGTCATTTCATTAGATGTAAATCACCAGAGGATTTAAAAAAGAAAGTACAATTTTTAAATGATAATCCTGATCATTACAAAAAACTTTTCTATAATTTACAAGAAAAGTATTTAAAAGATTCTTATTATACTGGAGAACATGTAGATAATAAGATATGGGAAGCTTATAAAAGAGTAACTAATAAAACTGAAATCAATGTATAATAAAGACACAAGAATTTTAATAACCGGTGGTGCCGGGTTTGTAGGCACCAATTTTATCAATGATCTTTTAAATAGAGGTCATAATCCTAAATGTATTTCTGTTATTGATAACATGGAACATGGAACCTATATTCCTAAAGTACATGATCAAATTGAAAACTTTCATAAAGTTGATATTAGAAATCAATATGTAGAAAATATCATAGAAGAATTTAAACCTGATTATGTATATCATTTTGCAGGATTAGTTTCAATTTATGATTGTCATGAAGATGTATATGAAGCAGTAGACAATAATATATTAGGAAGTATTAATGTAATGAATGGATGTCTTAAAGCAGATGTTAAAAGAATTATATTTAGTGAAACTTCGGCAGTGTATGAAAATTGTGAAATGGGAGAATGCGGTTACAATGAAACACAATCAGATCCTACTACAATTTATTCTACAACCAAAGCATGTCTTGCTCTGTTAGCAGAATCATATCATAGAACAAAAGGATTAAATTATACTGCACTTAGATACTTTAATGTAGCAGGACCTTTACAAGATTATGAAAGAACTATACCACCAGTGTTTGCTGGTTTTATCTTAAGAATTAAAGGTGGTCGTAATCCTATTGTGTTTGGGGATTATATGAAAGCAAGAGATTATATTGATGTATCAGATGTTAATGCATTTCACATTCTTTGTATGGAAAATGAAGACACTGCAAATCAAACATTTAATTTAGGAACTGGTAAAATGACTAACCTAATGGATCTTAAAAATATGATCGCAGAAATAATGGATGTTAAAGTTGATTTTGATCATTATGATGCAATTGCAGGTGAAGCATTAAATTCCTACGGAGATATCTCTAAAGCTAAGTCTATGGGATGGGAACCTAAGAAAGATATAACTGATACAATTAAAGAAACCATTGTATATTTAGAAAATGAAATAGAAGAAGGTAATATTGATCCTTTTACTTTTATGGAAGATTTAGAAATTGAAAAAGTAAAAATATGAGTAAAGAATTAAAATGGGGTACTATGATTCCGTTAATCGGGGGTAGTGCAATAGGTTGTAATAAAGCAACAGGTAATTTACCAGCATTTCATTTAAGCTATGATGCATTTGCTGCAAATGAAAGTCATATAGAAGATTACTGGCCTGATGTACCTATGTATAGGATAGATCATGAAGAATTAGATATTCCTAACCAAACATTTGAAAAGGTAGATTTTGTAAATTCTGTTTGCCCTTGTGCAGGTCTATCTCAATTAAATTCTGCAAGCGGTACAGCTGCATCAAGAGGTTCTGGTGCTACACAAAATAAGTGGATGTATGATTCAGCAGAATATGTTTTAGAACATGTTAAACCTAAAGTATTATGGGGAGAAAATGCTCCAGGTTTATTTACAAAAATGGGAGAGGGTGTTGTAGATAATCTTAAAGAGATTGGCAAAAAATATGGTTATAGCTTTTCTTTAATTAAAACTAATACTGAATTACATGGAATACCGCAAAGAAGAATAAGAACCTTTTATTTCTTTTGGAATACACCAACTGTACCTTTATTAAGCTGGAAGTTTAGAGAAAAGAAACACCTTATTGATTATCTTAAAGAAATACCAGAGGATGCAACACTACAAGATATGTTTATGGTTTCTGGTAAAGTAACAGACCATTATAAACCTTATGAATTTGTATTAGAAAAAGAAGGTTTAACTCATGCTGAATTTGCTAAGAAATTTGGGAAAGGTACAATAGCTCAGTATTTAGAAAAGCATGATTTAATTGATGAGTGTATTAAATGGTTAGATAAGAATTATCATAAACAAGGATTCTCTAATAAAAAATCTACAAAATCATTTGGTGATATGTTAGAGCATCAACAATATAAAACTAGCCAAGGTTTAGGTTACTGGGATGCTTCACCGCATTTCTTTAATGAAAGCTTTTCGGCTCTGATTGGTAGAAATATGTTTAATGGAGTACACCCAACCGAAAACAGATATTTAAACATTAGAGAAATGTTACACTTAATGGGATTACCATTAGACTTTGGAATTAAAGATGCTAGGCAAGTTAATCATATCGCTCAAAATGTACCAGCAACAACGGCAATGGATATGGCAGTTGAAGTAAAGAAATTTTGTGAAGGTAATGCTAAGATGACAAACTATACCTTTATGAAACAGGATAATACTAAACAAAAAGTTTTGGTAACTGAAGAGTTCGGTGCAGAGCCAAAGAAGAAGTATAAAGTTAATAGAACTTTTTAAAACTATATTAAATTAATGCATATAACAATAAACAAATAATAAATTCAATGGAAGCAACTATTAAAAAAATTGACGGTTACGAATTAAGTACATTCGTCAAAAAACTTTTACCAATTGACAAATTCATTTTTATGAAAATTGGAAAGGAAGGAACCGTTTCATCTGTATACTTCCCAGAAAGGGATGCAGTGAAACTAGTATCAACACCAACATCTGATATCTTTGACACAGACATTACTAATCCAGTAAAAGTTAGTTTTTATAATGGAAGTAAAGTTATAGATGCATTATCTCATTTCAATGGTGATGTACAAGGAAAGATTAAATATTCTGAGATCGATGGAGAATTAATGGCAAGTGATTTTACTTTGGCTAATGATGATCTACAGATTAATTTAGCATGTGCAGATCCATCTTTATCTTTTATGGAAATGAGTAAAGAAGAAACAGATCGTGCATTTGGAACTGAAGGAAGTATATTTCAATTTGATCTTCTTACAACTCATGTAGATAAAATGAAATCTTTATTTAACCTAGAAAGAGAAGAAGATACATTTACATTAGCTGTTAATGATAAAGGTATTGCAGTACAAGGCCTTTCTTATGATGCTACATTAGCACATACGTATGAAGGTGACGGTGCAGAAGGACAAAAGGTTGTTATCTACAAAAAGTATATCAACCTTTTAGATAAAGAAAATTATAAAGTAATCGTTTGTAGTAATAAAGTAGTGTTCCGCTCTTTAGATACTAACACCCACTTAACTGTGGCTGTAGCGATAACTGATGAAGATTAAATCCTAACTTCATCTGAATAAAGGTAGTGAATAGGCCCGACTAGTGATGGTAACGAAACTACCTTTATTCTTTTCTTTATAAATAAATTAAAAATAATTATGGCTTACGTTACTAATACTTCCCTAAATCCAATTATCACAACTAATAATGGTAATGAAAATATAGATTTTATAAAATCTCCCTGTACATTTAAAGAAGAGGATGTTAATTATGCAACAGAATATTTTAATCCAGTAACAGGCCAATATGATGATAGCAAAACAATGGTGTATTTTGAAAGCGGAGAAGTTCTTATTATAGATCAATCTTATTCAGTTACATCTACTCAACTAATAGCTTTAAATTAACATAAATGCAAGAACTTACCGAATTACAAAAAATTCAAAAAGAAGCTAGCAAATTTTATAATTATGAACAAGCAGTTAAGTTAATGCTTAACTCTATCTATGGAGCATTTGGTAATCCTTACTTTTATTTCTTTAATGTTGATATAGCTGAAACTATTACTCTTCAAGGTAAAGATGCAATTCTTTATACTGAAGAATTACTTAATATGTACTTTAGTAAATATTGGCATAAAGATATTGCTGCTCATAAAGAAATGGGAATTACTGTAACTGGTAGAATTGAAAATCCTGTTGGTATTTATATAGATACAGATTCAGTATATGTAAAGTTTGATGAAGTAATTAAAAAGAGTGAAGGGTGGGAAGGTGATGAAAAGGAATTTATTTTAAAGCTTTATAAAGTTAGAGTAAATGGTTATTTAGAAAAGATTCTTCAAAAATATGCTGATGATAACAATGCAGAAAACTTCTTATCTTTTGAATTAGAGAGTATTGCTAAAAATGCAATATGGTTGGCTAAGAAAAAATACATGCAAAATATTGTTTGGAAAGATCCTGATATTCATTATGATGATCTTTCCAAAATTAGCTCAAAAGGTTTTGAAATTATTCAATCTTCGACACCTTTATTTGCTAGAGAAAAACTTAAAGATTTATTAACTTATATTTTTTCTGTAGAAAAATTAGATATGAAACAATTTGCTTCTCTTCTTAAGGATATTAAGAGACAGTTTAAATTAGCTAATGTGGATCAAATTAGTTTTTCAAGAAAAGTAAATAATTATCAAAAGTATATTGTAAATGATTATGAAGCATTTGAATTTGCATCAAGATGCCCAATAGGTGTAAGATCTGCAGGTTATCATAATTACTTATTAAACAATTCTTCATCAAAAGGTAAGTATCAACCATTAGGTAATGGCGAAAAATGTAAAATGTATTTTTCTAAAGATAAATCATGTGATGTATTTGCATTTGCTCCGGGTGAATATCCTTATGAATTTGCACCAGAAATTGATCATGATAGACAATTTGAAAAAACTATATTAGATCCTATTAATCGTGTAGTAACTGCAATGGGATTTAAAGCATTTAACAGAAACTTAATTTATACAACCAGTTTATTTTAAAATGAAAAACTTAAAATTTAGATTTCATGTATTAGGATTACCTCATACTAAAACAAATAAGGATTTTATTCATTGTGCACATACACAGAATGTATTAAAATTTTGTAAAATGATGACAGATAATGGTCATATAGTTTTTCATTATGGTCATGGAGATTCTAAAACAGATGCTACTGAAGATGTTAAAGTAATTTCTAATAAAATTTGGAATGAAGTATACGGTGATCACGATGTGTCTAAAAAGTTTTTTACATTTAATACTACAGATAAAGCATACCAAACCTTTTATAAAAATACTATAAAAGAAATAGGAAAGAGAAAACAAAAAAATGATTTTGTATTGGCATTTTGGGGTAGTGGTGTAAAACCTATTTGTGATGCACATAATGATTTATTAATAGTAGAACCTGGTATAGGTTATCCTACAGGTATATTTGCACCCTTTAAAGTTTTCCCTTCATATGCTACCTTACATGGTTACTATGGTGTTGATGGTATTGCAAAATGTAATTGGGGTAATTATGATGTAGTCATTCCTCATTACTTTGATTTGAACGAATTTGAATACAATGAAAATAAAAGTGATTACTTTTTGTTTATTGGTAGAATAGGTGATTCAAAGGGGGTTAACATTGCAATACAGGTTGCAGAGGCTACGGGAATTAAATTAAAAATAGCAGGACAGTTTTCACCAGAATATGAAAATTATGACTGGCCTGATTGTGTAGAGATAATAGGATTTGCAGATGTAAATAAAAGAAAATCTTTAATGAAAGATGCAATAGCATGTTTTTTCCCTTCACAATACGCAGAGCCTTTTGGTAAAGTATTAGTAGAAAGCTTGTTATCAGGAACACCGGCCATTAGTACAGATTGGGGTGCCTTTACAGAAACTAATATACATGGAGTTACAGGCTATAGGTGTAGAACTTTTAATGATTATGTTGAAGCAGTTTCATCAATAAAGAACGGTGATATTCATTCTAAAGACTGTAGAAATCATGGTGAAAAATATTCAATGAAAAACATTAGACCACAGTATGAAGATTATTTTAGAAAAGTATACGACCTTGCTTCAAATAAAGGGTGGTATGAAATATGGAATAAAGAAAACTGTTCTAAAGAGTGGTTAAAAAATAATTAAAAAATATGAAAAAAAATTTTAGAATACATGTATTAGGTGTTCCTCATACTGTAACAAATGAAGATTTCGTAGCTTGTGCATATACACAAAAAGCTTTAAAGTTTTGTGATATGATGAAAGATCGTGGTCATACTATATTTCATTATGGTCATGAAGATTCAAGTACAATGGCAGATGAAGATGTTACTGTTATAACTAATAAAGTATGGGATAGTGTATATGGAACCGTTGATTATAAAAGTAAATGGTTTAAGTATGATTTAAATGATGATGCTTATAAGACTTTTTATAAAAATGCAATAGCTGAAATTGAAAAAAGAAAAAAGCCTAATGATATTATTTTACCTTTTTGGGGTAGTGGCGTAAAACCTATTTGTGATGCACATAATGATCTTAATATAATTGAACCTGGTATAGGTTACGCCTATGGGCACTGGGCACCTTATAAAATATTTGAATCTTATGCAATTTTACATGCATACCAAGGATTAAAAAATGTAGGAAAGTGTGCACAGGGTAATTATGATATAGTCATACCTAATTACTTTGATTTAACTCACTTTGATTATGAAAAAAATAAAGATGATTATTTTCTATTCTTAGGGAGAGTTTATGATGGTAAAGGAATTCATATAGCAATGCAAATTACTAAAGCAGCAGGAGTAAAATTAAAAGTTGCTGGTCAACCGGACGAAGTTTATGAAAATTATGATTGGCCAGATCATGTAGAATTTGTAGGTTATGCAGGGGTAGAAGAACGAAAAAAATTAATGAAGCATGCTAAAGGTTCTCTCTTACCTTCTCAATACTTAGAACCATTTGGTGGTGTTCAGATTGAAAACTTATTAGCAGGGACTCCTACAATTACATCTGATTGGGGTGCATTTGCAGAAAATAATATTGAAGGCGTAACTGGTTACAGGTGTAGAACATTTGAGGATTATGTAAGAGCCATTAAAAATGTACAAAAAGGTAAAATTAAGTCTAAAGATTGTAGAAAGCATGGAGAGAAATTTTCATTAGAGGTTATAGCTCCAATGTATGAAGACTTTTTTAGAAAGGTTACTGATGTTTCTTCAGGAAGAGGCTGGTATGCAATGTGGGATGAATCATTATATACAAAAGAATACATAAAAGAATTTAAGAAATGATAAAAGTACTATATTTTGGGGATGTTACACCAGGTGCAATGGGTATTATCAATAGAGATATTAAGAAAATTGTAGATAAAGATTATCCAGAAATTAATTTTGAGTTAATGGATTGGGCAGATCCTGATATGTACTTTAAATTATTTAATCAAAAAGATTGGAAGAATTGGGATCTCATAATTATTGATCCTTATTTATCAAGTATTTTAGATAAAGGTTGGCTTTTTACTGAGCTTCCTAAAGAAGAACAATTACAACTTAAAAATAAATTTATACCAGTATATCATCATGAAGTTGATGTACCAGCAGATCATTTTAATCACGGTTGGTATGAAGGATGGTTTACGACTCCGGTTTGTAGTATTAATCCTTATATTGTTAATCAAATAAAAGAAAGGGGTGTAGAAAGTCAATTATTACCTATTGGTGTTAACACAGAAAAATTTAAACCTTTTAAGAAAGTTAAGAAAATTAAAAAGGTTGGATTTGTAGGTGATGTAAATAAAGATGACTGGAAATTTATAAAAAGACCTGAACTATTTCATGCAATATGTAAAGCTGCTAATATAGAACCTGTTGTAATTTCAGGTAGAAAGCATGGCTGGAAAATGTATGAAGATATTGATGCTATAATTTGCCCATCACGAGCAGAAGGATTGCCTACTTATTTTGCTGAAGCAGTAGCATGTAAAATTCCTTTCATTTCAACTGAGGTAGGTATTGTAAGATATTATGATAAGGTTAAAACATTTAATACTATAGATGATGCAGTTTCTATTATTAATAAACTTAATGAATCAGAAGATAACATTACACAATATGTAAATGAATTACATGATCAAATGTTTCCTGAGAGAGACTGGGAAGTTATTCTAAAAGACTATTGGATTCCTTACTTTAAACAATTAAATTCACAAAACAAATGAAAACCAGAGAAGAAGTAATACCTTTTTTACTTAATTCTTCTAATGCTAAATTAGGTTTAGAGCTAGGTGTATTTAAAGGCGAGTTTAGTAAAGTTCTTTTGAACAATTGGGGTGGTAAACTTTATATGATTGATCCTTGGCGACCACTAGGTGATGAATACGATGATTCATGTGATGCGACACAGTTACACAGTCTTTATGCTAATACTGCAATTAATATTAAAGGGCATGAAACTAGAGGGTTTATGCTTCGTGGATTAGGTGAAGAGCTTATAGATTTATTTGATTATGAATCATTAGACTTTATTTATATAGATGCAAATCATGCATATGATTATGTTAAGAATGATATGGAAATGTGGTACCCTAAGTTAAAGAAAGGTGGCATATTTGCAGGTCATGACTATTTAAATATTGATTGGAATGGTGATCCTGGTCATGATTACCCTTTATGTGAGAATGGTAAAGATAGACAAATATTTTCACATAACCAAGAAGGTAGATACTTTGCAGGTATTTTTGGGGTTAATCCTGCGGTAGATGAATTCTGTAAACTTCATAATAAGAAACGTAAAGTAACTGATGAATTTTGGGGCTCTTGGTATTTTACTAAATAGTTAAAACAAATCATAAAATTTACATATAAAAATAAACAAAAAATAATATGGCAAAGGAATTCTCATTCGCAGATTTAAACAAAGAAATGTCAAAGATATCCGAATATGGAAATACTTTAGACAAATCAACAATTTCAGAAATTGATCATTATATACCTACAGGAAATTATCATTTAAATGCTTGCTTAACAGGTTCTCTGTTTGGTGGCTATCCTAACAATAGAGCAGTTGCATTAGCAGGACCTTCAGGTACAGGAAAAACATATCTTATTTTAAATGCAATTAAACAGGCACAAAGACAAGGTTATAGTATAATATTTTATGATTCAGAAAATGCAGTAGATAAAAAATTAGTTGAAAAGTTTGGAATTGATGCTTCAAAATTTAGATATGAACCATGTAATACAGTTCAAGAATTTAGAAGTTCAGTTACTGCTATTACTGATGTATTAATTGAACAAAAGAAAAAAGGAATTGAATTACCAAAGATAATGGTTGTTTTAGATTCTGCTGGTAACCTTGCAACTCAAAAAGAAATTGATGATGCAAAAACCGGAAGTAGTAAAGCTGATATGACAAGAGCTAAGTTACTTAAATCAACCTTCAGAATTATTATGACTCAGTTTGGTATTTGTAAAATTCCTTTCTTATTCTCAAATCATACATACCAAACACAAGATCTTTTCTCAAGGCAAGTTGGTGGTGGGGGTACAGGGCCAGAGTATGCAGCATCTATTATTTTATTTTTAGGTAAAGCTAAACTTAAAGAAGGTGTAGAGCAAACAGGAATTATTGTAACCGCAAAACCTAATAAAAATAGATTTGCAAAACCAACAAATATTAAATTCCACATTTCCTTCAATAAAGGTATGAATGCTTATGTAGGATTAGAAGAATATATTAGCTGGGATACCTGTGGTATTGAAAGAGGAAGATTTATTACTGAAGGTGCTTTTAATAAATTAACTGATACTGGTAAAGCTGAATGTAGAAAACATTCTTTTAAGAAAGATAAAAAGGATGTAACTGTTTATTTTCAACCAGCAGCAACAGCTCGTAAGATTTGTGTAAAGCATTTAAATGATTCTGTTGATCTAAACAAATTATATACACCAGAAGTTTTGACTGAAGATGTTCTTAAACTAATTGAACCTATTGTAAATGAAAAATTTACTTATGGTGATGAATTGGATAAAGAAGAATTAGGAAATATAATTACAGAAACAGTTGAAGATGTTACCGAAAACTCTTAACACAGCTAAACTTAAAGTAAAGTATGTATTAGGAAACCACACTTCATTACCAAATTATCCTGATACTGAAGATGTACTTTTTGAATTAATCCGAGATTATTGTGGTAAAGTTGCTAAAGAGATAAAATTTACAGATGTCTCAATGGCAAAAAGATGGA